TCCTAGTGGTTTATTAATGAGATATGACCAACTTGTTCATATGCGAGACGAAAATGATAAGATGCAGTTCCAATATAAAACAAGGTATGGTTGGAACAAAATCTATGGTGGTAAAGTAATTGAAAATGTATGTCAAGCGTTGGCTCGTTGTATTATCGGAGAGCAAATGATTGAGATTTCTAAGAAGTATAATGTGGTATTAACAGTACACGATGCGGTTGCGTGTATTGCTAAAGAAGAAGAAGCAGAAATCGCACAGAAATATGTAGAAAAATGTATGAAGTGGACACCCGAATGGGCAGAAGGATTACCTGTAAACTGTGAGTCGGGTTATGGTGCAAGTTATGGAGACTGCTAATGGAGAATGATATGAATGAAAAGACAATGTCTGTATTACAAGAAGCCCATAAGATTATTTATGGGGACAGAGAAAAGACTTATGGTCACCCCGACAAAAATTTAAGCACCATATCTAAAATGTGGAACGCTTATGTTACTGCAATAGACGGGCGTGAACTAAATGCTAAAGATGTTGCAGTATTAATGATACTACTGAAAACAGCTAGACTAGCTAATGACCAAAACAATAGAGACTCTATTGTAGATATTTGTGGTTATGCAGCGTTAATTGAAAGATGCAAAGATGACTAAAATACCCGCGTGGTCGTATTCAAGCATTAAAACGTACGACCAATGCCCTAAGAAATATTACCATCTTAAGGTACTTAAAGATGTAGTTGAACCTTCAACCGATGCCATAACATATGGAAAATCATTTCACACAGCAGCAGAAAATTATGTTAGGGATAACGAACCCTTACCACCACAGTTTGATTTTGTAAAGAGTACCTTAGATAATTTAAAACAGTTGCAAGGTGACAAATTATGTGAGTATCAACTTGCCTTAACATCTAATCTTGAACCATGTGGATTTAAGGATGACACCGTATGGTGGCGAGGTGTAGCCGACTTACTTATTATTAATGGTGATGAAGCAAGGTGTATAGATTATAAGACAGGTAAGTCCGCAAAGTATGCCGACACCGACCAATTAGAACTTATGTCATTAGCAGTATTTAAACACTTCCCACAAGTTAAAAAAGTAAAAGCAGGATTACTGTTTGTTATATCAAAAAACTTTATTAAGGACTCGTATTCCGCAGAAAATCAAGATAAAATGTGGATGAAGTGGTTTAATGAATATAATCGTATGAAGTTTTCATATGAGAATAATATTTGGAACCCAAGACCAAGTGGTCTATGTAAGAAACATTGTTACGTACTAGAATGCCCCCATAACGGAAGGAATTAATATGCCATATGTAAATAAGCCAAGGCCATATAAAAAAGAATACCAACAGCAAAAAGCTAGGGGTGAACTTGAACGCCGTATGGAACGTCAACGGGCAAGACGTGGAATTGATAAGATGTATAAAGACGACCCAAAAGATAAAAACCGCACGGCCGAAATCAGAGAGGGTAAAGACGTTGCTCATGTAAAGGCACTTGATAAAGGTGGCTCTAATAAAGACGGAGTATATATTCAAAACTCTAGCCAAAATAAATCCTTTAAACGAGATAACAAATCTAATTTAGTTTCGGAGAGAACTAAAAAAGGTGATAAGAAATTATCAAAGGTAATTAAGTTAAAAAAATAAAGTGATGTGATAGATGTTTACGTAAGGTGTGAGTGGTAAACATCAGCCTATTATCTCAGGTTCATACAAACCACACCAGTCGGTACTGCTTGTTTCCTGCGGGGAGCCGACACTTATACTGGAGAATGGAATTGGAAATTATTGACAATAAAGCTATATTGTTAAAACTTCGCGACCCTAATAAAGTTACGACTGTTATACCTAAAAGTAAATATATGGGTAATAATCAAGTTCTTGTAAATTGGGGGCTTGATGAAATGCAGGTTCTCAAGAACCTTCAAATAAAAAATATCTTATCACCTATTGTATCAAAGTACGATTGGCCAGGTATGTATAAGCCTTTCGAACATCAAAAGATAACTTCATCTTTTCTAACACTTCACCGTAGGGCATTTTGTTTAAACGAACAAGGCACGGGTAAAACAGGCTCAGTTATTTGGGCGGCAGACTACCTAATGAATATAGGTAAAATTAAAAGGGTACTTGTAATATGCCCACTTTCTATTATGGATTCAGCGTGGCGTGCAGACTTATTTAGATTTGCTATGCATCGTACGGTTGATATAGCTTATGGGGATAAAGAAAAACGTACCCGAATTATCAACTCCGATGCTGAATTTATTATTATTAATTATGATGGCGTTGAAATTGTAAAAGATGTTATTTCTAATAATAACTTTGACCTTATAGTTATTGATGAAGCTAATGCGTATAAGAATGTGCAAACAACTAGATGGAAAACATTAAATAAGATACTAAAACCTGATATATGGCTTTGGATGATGACAGGTACACCTGCGGCACAATCTCCCGTAGATGCTTATGGACTAGCTAAACTTGTTAATCCTAAAGGAGTACCTAAGTTTTTTACCACCTTTAAAGACATGGTGATGTATAAAGTAACTCAGTTTAAATGGACAGTGCGACCCAACGCAAACAAAATAGTTCATCAAACACTACAACCTGCCATTAGATTTACTAAAGATGAATGTTTAGATTTACCCGAAATGATATACGTAACTCGTGAAGTCGAACTCACCCCACAACAAAAGAAATACTATAACGCCCTACGTAGTAAGTTAGTTATACAAGCATCGGGTGAACAGATTACTGCAGTTAATGCTGCCGTGGGTTTAAGTAAGTTGCTACAAATATCTTGTGGTGCAGTTTATTCAGATACAGGAGAAACTTTAGAATTTGATATCAATAACCGCTATAGTGTGTTAAGAGAAGTCATTGATGAAACACAGCAAAAGATATTAATATTTGTGCCATTTAAGCACATCATCAAAATACTACAACAGAAATTACAACAAGACGGTTTTACAACTGAAGTTATTAATGGGGAAGTTTCGGCAAACAGACGCGCAGAAATATTTAAACAGTTTCAAGAAACACCTAACCCACGCATATTAATTATTCAACCACAAGCAGCTTCACATGGAGTTACATTAACAGCTGCCGATACGGTTGTTTGGTGGGGGCCGACCCCAAGTTTAGAAACATATGCCCAAGCTAATGCACGGGTACATAGAGCAGGGCAAAGACATGTGGTAACAATTGTAAGGTTACAGGGGTCAAATGCGGAGAAACATATGTATAAAATGTTAGATGGTAGGATAGATGACCACTCAAAATTAGTTGACCTTTACAAGAATTTGCTTGACTAAGGTAAAGTTTGATAGTATAGTTTCACCGTAATAACAAAAGGAGAATGAAATGGAGAATGATGTATCATTAGAAAAACTCACTCGCGTTTACATCAAAATGCGGGAGAAAAAAGCCGAAATCAGTCAAGAATTAGAAGCTAAGATGTCTGATGTGGAGGAGAAAATGAAAACTGTGAAAACAGCTATTCTTGACCATATGAAAGAACTCGGCGCTGAAAGTTTAAGAACTGACGCAGGTACAGTATATCGTACGGTTCGTACAACATATTCAACAAACGACTGGGATTCTATGAACAAGTTTATTCTTGAACATAGTGTACCTGAATTATTAGAGAAGCGTCTTCACCAAACTAATATGAAGGTATTTTTAGAAGAACACCCCGATGTGCTTCCACCGGGTCTTAATGCCAACATGGAATATTCTGTGACAATTAAAAGGAGCAAAAATGGCTGAAGAACTATTTGTACCTATTGAAGATGTAGCTAAACATTTTTCAGTATCTATATCTACAGTTCGCACATGGATTCGTTCAGACTTAATCCCTGCACTTAAACTTGGCGGTGTATACCGTTTTAAGATTAGTGAAGTGGAAGCAGCTTTACGTAAACTAAGCAACAGTGGATTACTAGAAAGTATTAATGAGACTACCGAAAGCACACAGTATGAAGGTGCGCCAAATGTAGAAGTATTTAACCCTAACGAAGATTTATAAGAAGGAGAATGGTATGAGTGATTTAG